CCTTCAGCCGCACCTTCAAGAACAACCGCGACCGGATCCGGGTGCTGTTCCAGCACGGCAAGGGCTCGCTCGGCGAATCGCCGATCGCCACCGTCACCACCCTCCGCTCGGACAGCACCGGCCCGTACTACGAGGCGGAACTGCTCGACGGCGTCCCGCCGCTCATCCTCGACGGGCTGCGGAAGGGCCAGTACGGCGTGTCGTACCGCTTCCAGGTCACCGACGAGGACTTCCTGACGCAGGGCCAGTCCGGCTATGTCGGCGGCCCGGCCAATCCGAAGCGCCTGCCCGAGCGGACGATCCGCGAAGCCAAGGTCTTCGAGTTCGGACCCGTCACCTTCCCGGCCGATGCCGGCGCCGACATCGCCGTCCGGTCGCTGTCCGACGAGATGGCGAAGCGGTCGGCACTGCCCCGCCGCCTGCGGCGCAGCCTCGACGACCTGGCGACATTCCTGCTCGCGGACAAGGCGGCCCTCCAGTCCGCCATCGACAAGCTCGGCAACGGCGAGCCACTCATGGCCCAGGAGGCCGAGATGCTCGAGGCCGCGATCGAACACCTCGAGCCACCCGATGCGGACGAGGACGACATGACCATGTCGAGCCTTCCGCGCCATAGCCCGGTTGCACCCTCCGACGAGCTCGCGGCACTGCCGCACCCCGTCGATGAGGCCCGCGATGAGCCGGACCCGCCGCCAGACGCGGCAGTCATCGCAGCCACGGACCCGCCGGAAGGCGGGTCTTCTGATTCAGGGAGCAAGCGCATGGCCGAACCAGAGCAGAAGTACTTCACCCTCGAGGACATGGGCGCCCGCGTCCGTGAGCTCGACGAGGCGATCGGACGCGACGCCAAGGAACCCGAGCTGTCCAACGCCGAGGAGGTCGCGCACGAGGCGCGGGTCACCGAGCGGTCGGAGCTCAGGCTCAAGATGGCGAAGTGGCAGGCCCGGATCGCGGCGGCCGGCGAGTCCGCCAAGGATCCCGAGCGGACCGTCGAACCCTACGCGCCGTCACCGGTCGCATCCTTCGTCCGCAAGACCGAGAGCGACATCTACGACTTCGACGCGGTCGATCGCGTCGCCAAGAACCTGGAGCACCGGGCCGGACTGTATCGCGACAACGCGATGCGGGCGACCGAGATCGCCTCGTTCCCGAACCCCTACACCGACGTCGAGAGGACGCGCGATCGGATCGCCACGATCCTCGACCACCACGACACCGAGGACCACCAGTTCGGGCAGCGCGTCATGGCGACCGGCTCGCCGCTCTACCGGCGGGCGTTCCGCAAGATGCTGATGGGCCAGCCGCTGACCCCCGAGGAGCAGCGCGGCACGGCCCTCGCGGTCGGCGTCGACGGCACCGGCGGCTTCACCGTCCCGTTCGCCTTCGACCCGACGATCATCGCCATCGGCATCCACACCGGTGCCATCAACCCGTACCGGCGAGCCTGCCGCGTCGTGCCGATCGTCGGCACCGACACGTGGAACGCCGTGACGGCCACCGTGGTCACCGCGACCCGGACGACAGAAGCGGCTCCCGCCATCGAGCAGGGCCCGACCTTCGCCCAGCCGCAGTACATCGTTACCCGCGTCCAGGCACAGGTCACCTACAGCTTCGAGGAAGCGCAGGACCGGCCCGACATCGATACCGAGATGGCGCGGCTGATCGGCGAGGCCAAGGACAACGAGGAAGAGAACCAGTTCGCCATCGGCGTCGGCGGGGCCATCGGCCCGGCCGTGGCACCGATCGGCGTCTGTTCGGTCTACGGCACCTCGGGCGCCTACACCCAGATGGACACCATCGGCTCGACCGTCCTCGCGGCGGCCGATGCCTACGCCGTGGAAGCGGCGCTGCCGGTCCGCCATCGGCTGACCGCGCAGTGGTTCATGAACCGCGCCAACATCCGCAAGTTCCAGGCCCTCGAGACGACGGGCGGCATCCTGTTCAACAGCATGCTCGGCTACCCGGCCGTGGGCAGTCCCGACAACGCGACCGATGGCAACACCGGCCTGAAGTTGCTGGGCTACCCGGTCAACGAGTCGCCCTCGGCCCCGACGGCGGGCACCTCGCACATCATCGTCGCGACGCTGTGCGCCCCCTCCTCCTACGTCATCGTCGAGCGGGTCGGCATGACCGTCCGCCTGATCAGCGACATCATCAACAGCTCCGCCCTGGCCACCGGCCAGTCGGCGGTGTACGCCATGTGGCGGAACACGGCCCACCCGTTGAACGTCGACGCTGGCCGGATGCTGGATTACAAGACGTAGACCGCTGACGGTTTACTGACGTCGCGGGGGCGGCTCCCCCCGGTCCGTCCCCCGCGACACCTATCCCCCTCGAGGAGCGACGCATGGCGAAGACCGCCTACTACCAGGTCCGCGAGTCGTTCGTCGGCACCTCCGACGGCGAGCCCGTGGAGTACTACAAGGGCGAGGTCATCGCCGCCGACGACCCTGCCCTCAAGCGCTGGCCCGAGAGCTTCGTGCCGCTGGTCGTCCGCGGCCAGCCGCCCGAGGTCGAGCAGGCGACCGCCGCGCCCGGCGAGAAGCGGGGCGCCTGATGGGCTACACCTTCACCAACACGGCGGCGACCACCGCAGCTGTCCCCAACCGCTTCGTGACCAGCGTCAACATGGCGAACGGCGCCTACTCCGTCGCCAATGCCTCGCCGACATGGTCCGGCGGCTGTCTCGTCACCGCGACGATCACCGGCATCGCCGGCAACGACACGCCGGGCACGGCGACCATCGTCGGCACCGCCGTGAACGGCCAGGCCCTGACCGAGGTCCTGACCCTCGTCGCGGGCAGCCTGGCGACCAGCGCCAACGCCTTCCGTACCGTCACGTCCATCACCCAGGCGGGCTGGGTCGCCGTCAGCACCGTCGACACGATCGTGTTCGGCTGCGCTGCGGGCAACGTCGCCTGCGGATCCTCGGGCAACCTCGGGGGCGTGCTGGTCAACAACCTCGTGGCCGCCACGGTGACCATCAGCGACGGTGCGCGCACGATCATGACCATCCCTGCCTCGCAGGCGGCCGGCACCTACTACTCGTTCGGCAACCAGGGCGTCGACTTCGGCGGCCGGCTGGTCGTGGCGACGACGAACACCAACGACATCACCGTCTTCCACACCGGCACCATGCCGAGCACCTACGCCCCGTGACCGTCCCGCTGCTGTTCGCGACCGAATCGTGGCACTGCCCGCTGTGCCGCTTCGAGGAGACGATCCCGCGGATCGCCGGGCCGCATACCCGGATGCACATCTGCCCGAAGCTCAACGGGCTCACCACGCCGCTCGTCGCGGCCGGCGTCAAGGCCAAGGTCGAGCGGCGTGATCCCGAGGACTACGTCGGCGGCTCGCTGCTCACCTTCGACGACACCGGCCGCCCGGTGCAGTCCGTCGTGACGACCCGCGACGAGGGCCAGGACTGCGCCGTCTACCCGCCCACCGCCACCGCCTTCGGCACCGTCAACGAGATCAAGGAGGAACTCCGGCTATGACTGACACCGCGGGCGGGAAGGGCGCTGCCCACAACCCGACCATCGTCGTCGAGGACAGCTTCGCGGCGCTCGACGCCGCGGCGCAGGCCGCCCGCGAGCGCGAGGAAGCGGAACGCGCGGCGACCGAGCCGGCCCGCAACATCGCCAGCCTCGAGGCCGGCATCGCCAAGCTCGAGGGCCACCTCGCGCACCACCACGAACTGCTCGACGCGGCGAAGGCCGCGGCCGAGGCGGCACCGGCCGCGGAAGGGACCGTCTGATGGCCTTCGGTGCCGTCTCCAAGATCTTCACCAGCTACCTCCAGACGATCATCGCCAACACGTCGGCGGCCGACCTCGACACCGACGCGCTGCTCGAGATCGCGCTGTTCGACAACACCATCACGCCGCTCCAGACCGACACCGCGGCCCATGCGGCCTACGCCGGCGTCGGCGGTCCGTGGGCGGCCGGCGGCGTCGTCGACACCGGAACCGGCGGCCCGGCCGGCTGGCCCGCGCTCGGCCGGCCGCTTGTCACCGTGGCGCTGTCGACGGCCGTGACCAACCCGATCACCTTCGGCGCCGCGTCCACCGTGAGCGCGAGCGCGACGACGACGCTGACCAACGCCTACGGCTGCCTGTGCTACGACCACACGGCCGGGACGCCGACCGACCAGGGCATCGCGTACCTGTCCTTCAACGGCGGCAACAACGTGACCCTCGGCACGTTCACGATCGTGTGGGCGTCGGGCAACCTCTTCTCGATCACCCTGTGAGGGAGGCTCGCGTGGCGACCGGCTCGATCTCGCTCCAGACGTCCACCCCCACCTACCAGCAGCCCGTCACGTTCGACTGGTCCGTGTCCGGCAAGGTCAAGGGCTACCAGTACCCGCTCATCCTCGTCGAGGCGTTCCAGGGCGAGGACAAGGTCTACGCCCAGCTCGCCGCACCCGACGACGCGTTCCTGCTCGGCGGCGGCTCGTCGGAGTGGGTCAGCCGTGGCGGGGGTCCGGCCGACTGCATCGCCCGGTTGATGATCTACCCCGGCCTGCACAGCGACCCCATCCTCGAACTCGCCAGCGTGACGTTCCGCGCCGAGGGCTAGGCCCGTTCCCTTCGTGAGGGGCTGACCCGATGGCCGTCATCTTCCTGACCGGCTTCGACGGTCGACTCATCGAGCTCGACCAGGACGGCGCGGTCGCACGCCAGGTCGCCCTCAGCGGCACGGCCGCCATCAGCACGCTCCAGCACCGGACCGGGCCGGCGGCGCTGCGGTGCAACCCGGCCTCGGGCGCCAGCGGCTACATGCAGCTCCAGACCCCGTCGACCAAGGGCTGGGTCCACTTCGGGCTGTACATCGCGACCATGCCGAGCGTGGCGCGGGTCATCTGCGGCGCCGCCGGCTCGGGCTCCAACGTCAAGTTGAACAGCACGGGCAAGCTCGAGGCGTTCGACGGGAGCACGACGCGCGGGACGACGACCACCACCCTGACGACCGGGGTGTGGTACTGGATCGGCTGGCGGGCTGCGGCCGGGACGACGGTCCCGCTCATCCAGATCGCTGGGACGACCGAGGTCACGGGCACCGTCGCTGTCGCGCCGAACACCAACATCGGCTTGTCGGGCACCGAGGCGTCGGCCGCCGACATCTACATCGACGACGTCATCATCGACGGCGCGGGCTTCCTCGGGCCGTCCAACGTCGGCCTGCTCCTGCCGATCAGCGATAACGGGACGCACACCGGCTGGCAGGCGGGCGCCGGCGGCACGACCAACCTGTGGCAGGGCGTCGACAACGTCCCGCCCGCCGGCCTGGCCTCGGCCAGCGAGACGAACACCAGCAACATCGAGAACACCGGCACTGCCGGGACGTATACAGCGAACCTCCAGACCTACACGACGGGTGGCGTCGGGGCATCCGACACGGTCCTCGCGGTCCAGTCGCTCATCCGCCACGGCGAGGACATCGCCACCGGGACGAAGACCGGGACGGTCGGCGCGGCCACCAACCCGACCATCACCGGCGTCGGGATCACCTTCGGCAGCGACCTCGGCGCCCACGGTGCGGATCCCGGCTCGACCTTCTGGGTCACTCAGCCGGGAACGCTGACGACCAGTCCGAGCGTGACCCTCGGCACCAGCCCGACGCTCGCCGCGGTCCGCCCGTCCGAATCGCGGACCGCCTGCATCGACTTCATGGGGCTGCTGGTCGCATGGACGCCGGCGGTCGGCTCGCCATCGACGACCGCCAACGCCGTCCTCGCCACCGGGACAGGTGCAGCTGCGAACCCGGCGCCGTCTGCAAGCCTCTACGCCGTCCTCGCGACCGCCACCGGGGCCAGCACCGATCCAGCAGCCCAACCCGGCAAGCAGGCCAACGCGGTCCTCGCCACGGCTACCGGGGCGTCGACCGATCCGACGCTGACCAACCTGTCGAACACCAACGCCGTCCTCGCGACCGGGACCGGGAGCGCAGCGGTCGCTGGTCCGTCACTGGGCAGGGGCGCGGTCCTCGCGACGGGGACAGGAGCGAGCGCGGATCCAGCGCCGTCGCTCGGTCGGCCCGCCGTCCTGGCAACTGGAACGGGAGCCTCGGCGGACCCGGCTCCGTCGACGAGCATCTACGCCATCCTCGCCACAGGAACGGGTGCCTCGGCGGACCCGGCCATCACGACCACCGCCGGGACGACCGTCAACGCCATCCTCGCGACCGGGACGGGAGCCTCGACGGACCCGGCATCGAGTCTCGCGCCGGGAGCGGTACTCGCGACAGGGACAGGTGCCTCGACTGATCCGGCGCTGTCCCTCGCAGCCGGTGCCGTGCTGGCGTCAGGCACGGGTGCGGCAACTGACCCGGCACCGTCACTGGGCCGCCCTGCGGTGCTCGCAACGGGGAGTGGCACAAGTATCAGTCCTGCGCCGTCTCTGGCGCCTGGGGCCGTCCTGGCGGCCGCCACGGGCACCAGCGCCGACCCCGCGATCACGATCAGCGCCGGGACGACGGCCAGCGCCGTCCTTGCGACCGGGACGGGTGCGAGCACTGACCCGGCACTGACCAACCTGTCGAATGCCAACGCGGTCCTGGCGTCGGGCACGGGCGCCAGCACCGACCCGGCGCCGACTGTCGCTCCGGGCGGGGTGACCGCGACAGGCACGGGCGCGAGTGCCGACCCGGCCATCATCTCGGGCGTCATCGCCAACGCCGTCCTCTCGAGCGGGACCGGGTCGAGTGCCGATCCCGCGCCCAAGGTGGCCCCCGGTGCTGTTCTGGCGACCGGCACCGGGGCCGCCACCGATCCCGCGGTGTCGCCGGGCGTCATCGCCCACGCCGTCCTCGCGACGGCACTCGCCAACGCGACCGTCGGCGGTCCGTGGGTCAGCGCATCGGCGCTGGCCGCGCTCGGGACCGCGACCGCGTTCATCCCGTTCGTCCACTCGAGCGATGCCGTGCCCGGCGGCTTCGCGCCGATCACCCGCGCGGCGGTCATCGTCCTGTCCGGCAGCGCCCTGCCCGAGCGCATCGGCATCGCGGGCGAGGTCCCGCGACCATCCGGCGACCTGCCACGCATCCGAGGAGCCTGACCGATGCCGATGCCGCTCACGCTCACGGTCGACGACCCGGACGGCGTCCTCAACGCAGGGCAATACGGCGCGGGCGCGCTGATGCGCCTCCAGTGGTCCGCCACCCAGGCGGGCGTCTACGCCGACGTGTCCGGCACGGGCTCGACCCCGACGATCGCCATCGTCTCGGGCCAGAGTTCCTATCCCGGCTACGACCCGGCCGGCACGACGTCGCTGTGGTATCGGACCCGGTTCGAGAACGTCGGCGCCACGCGGCTGTCGGACTGGTTCGCGCCGTTCCAGCCGGGTGGCGGGACGACCTACGCCTCGCTCGCCATGTTCCGCTCGTTCATCCGCAACCAGCAGGCGGCGTCCACGGACGAGGACGGCGCCCTCGAGCTGCTCGCCCTCGAGGCGGCCGCCCGGGCGATCGACCGAGAGTGCGGCCGCCGCTTCCAGGTCATGTCCACGGCCACGGCCCGGGTCTACACCGCCGGGCTCTACACCGGTCCGGTCGGCTGGCCGTTCTACGGCCGGCGGTACGCGGTCGACGTCGACGACTTCAGCGATCCCAGCCCGACGGTCGCCTTCGACTCCAACGGCAACGGCAGCTACACGATCGCCACGACGGCGTTCCGGGCGATGCCCGCCAACGCACCCGCCTACGATGGGCGGCCGTATACCGCGCTGCTGTTCGACCTCGGCGTCCTGCCGCCGTTCAACGCCAACGGCGTCCAAGTCACGGCGAAGTGGGGCTGGATCGCGACGCCGTCCGCGGTCGTGTACGCCAACCTCGTCCAAGCGTCCCGCTTCCTCAAGCGCCGCGACTCGCCGTACGGTGTCGCCGGCAGCCCGGACATGGGCAACGAGATCCGGCTGCTGAACAAGCTCGACCCGGACGTCGCGACCTCGCTGCGGGCGTACAAGCTCGAGTGGGGCAACCAGTAGTGGCTGAGTTCGACCTCAGCGCGACGATGGACGGGATCGGGACCGCGCTCACGAACTCGGGCCTCGTGCCCAACGTCTACGCCTACCCGGTCGAGTCGGTCTCGGTGCCGTGCGCGCTCGTCGACTACCCGACCGGCAAGATCGAGCTCAGCGTCACCTTCGGCGGCCTCGCCAACCGGGCCGACCACATCGTCATCCCGGTCTTCTACCTCGTCGGCCTGACCGGGACCAAGGACGGTCGCGACGCGCTGTCGGCGGCGATGCACGGCGCGACCGACCTCGTCCGCGTCCTCGAGGGCGCGTCGCCCGGCGACATGGTCGTGACCGACGGCGAGATCGCCCAGGTCAAGATCGGCGAGGCGACCTACCTCGGCCTCAAGTTCAGCCTCGACATCCTGACGTAGGAGGCCACCCGTGCCGTTCCTTCATGGCGCCAAGTCCTCGGTCTACATCGACGGCCTCGACGTGTCGCCGTACCTCAACGCCGCCGACTGGTCGACCGACGTCGACACCGCCGAGGTCACCACGTTCGGCGCCAGCTGGAAGTCGTACATCGCGGGTGAGCAGGGCGCCAAGATCAGTTTCACGGGCTTCTACGACCCGCTCATGCTCGACCTCGAGAACCTGATCACCGACGACTGGGCGCTCAACGCCGGGGTCCTGACGTACTGCCCGCGGGGGTCGGCCATCGGCGACGATGCGCGCCTGTTCAGCGTCGGCTCGACCAACTACGGCCAGACCTCGCCGATCGGCGGCGCGGTGGCGATCAAGTGGGAGCCCGAGGTCTCGGCCCAGGTCGGCTTCGGCACCGTGCTGCACCCGATGGGCACCGACACCAACACCACGACCGGCGCCGGCCAGGACAACGCGGTGCAGAGCGCGACGGGCTGGATCGCCCACCTCCACGTCACCGGCATCACCGGCGGCGGCTCGTGGGTCATCAAGCTCCAGGACTCGACGACCAACTCGGGCTTCGTGGACGTGACCGGCGCGGCGTTCACGACGACTGCGGTCAAGTCCAGCCAGCGGCTCGTGTCGGCGACGAACACGACCGTGCTGCGGCGCTGGCTCATCTACGTCGCGACCCGGACCGGCGGATCAGCCGGGGATTCGATCCACTTCCAACTCAGCGTCGCGCGCAACAGTTAGAGGAGTCAGGTCATGGCGTTCCGACACGGTTCACGTGCCTCCATATTGGTAAACAGCGTCGACATCTCGACGTTCTGCACGTCGCTCGACCTCAACATCGACCAGGACAGCGCCGAGACCACGACGTTCGGCTCGACCTGGAAGACCTACATCGCCGGCGTGTCCGGCGGCAAGCTCTCGATCGTCGGCGACTACGACGGCACGGTGACGACCGGACCCGGCTCGGCGCTGCTGCTGGCCCAGGCCACCGCCGTCCCGGTCGCGGTCGTCCACAAGCCGGGCGGCACCCTGACCGGCCAGCGGACCAACTCGTTCAACGCGCTCATCACCAGCTACGGCGAGACGAGCCCGGTCGGCGGGGTCATCACCTTCAAGGCCGAGCTGCTGGCGAGCGGCACGATCACGAGCATCACCCAGTAGCACGGGTGGGGGTGGGCGCTCGCCCGCCCGCCCCCATCACCCTCGGCGAGGAGGCAGCCATGCTCCCGAAGATCCCGCTCCCGACCGGTGCCGTCGACATCGACGGCCAGACGGTCATCATCCGCGGCCTGTCGCGGACCGAGTACCTGGCCGTCGGCCGCTTCGGGCGCGACGGCTTCGAGGACGGCGAGGCGCTCATCCTGTCGGCCGGCGCGGGCGTCACGGTCGATGAGGCCAAGACCTGGCTGAACACGACCGACCCGCAGACCGCCGGCACGGTCCTCGACGCGATCGTCGCGCTGTCCGGCGGCATCGGAAGCGACGGCACGAACCCCAAACCCGATACGAGCGAGCCCTGATCGAGGGGACGCTCGACACGTTCGACTTCATGCTGGCCGAGCACCTGCACAAGTCGCTGGCCGAGATCGGCGAGCTGCCCAACGATGAGATCGTGCGCTGGCAGGCGTTCTTCGCCTGGCGGGCAGCCATGAAGGAGATCGAGTGATGGCTGCCGAGGACGTCAAACTCAGCGTCACCGGGCTGCGCGAGTTCCGCAACGCCATCAAGAAGCTCGACGCCGAGTTCCCGCGCGACATGCGCGCCGGCTTCAAGGGCATCGCGGGCGTGCTCGCGTCCAAGATCGCGGGCAAGGTGCCGTCGGGCGCCACCCGCCGCGCCTCGATGTCGGTCAAGCCACGGGCCGACACGACCAGTGCCAGCATCGTCGCCGGCGGCTCGCGGGCGCCGTACTACCCGTGGCTCGACTTCGGCGGCACCACCGGCCGCGGCCACACGCCCGGCAAGGCGTTCTCAGGCGCGATCCACCGCCCGTTCACGCCCGAGGGTCGCTACATCTTCCCGACGATCAGGGACAACCGACCGTACATCCAGGCGGCGGCGGCGGCCGTGCTCGAGGACGCCATCAAGAACGCGGGGCTGTAGGTGGCCTCGCAGGTCGTCGTCAACTTCATCGGCAACGCGGCCTCGTTCGTCGGCGCGACCCAGAAGGTCGAGTCGTCGGCGGGCCAGCTCCAGACCAAGCTGACGCCGCTCGGCAAGGGGCTGGCCGCCGGGCTCGGCTTCGGCTTCGCCACGACCGCGGCCGGGCTGTTCCAGACCGCGGTCGGCAAGGTCACCGACTTCATCGGCGACAGCGTCGCCGCGTTCAACGAGGACCAGGCGTCCGTCGCTGCGCTCGGTCAGTCGCTCAGGGCCAACATCCCGGGCTGGGACGGCAACACGGCCGCGATCGAGAAGGTCATCGAGGCCCAGATGAAGCTGGGCTTCACCGACGACGAGCAGCGGTCCTCGTTGCAGCTGCTTGTGGCCGCCACCCATGACGTCACCGAGGCGCAGCGGATCCAGTCGGTGGCGATGGACCTCGCCCGGTTCAAGAACATCAGCCTGATGGAAGCCAGCCAGGCGCTGACCAATATCGAGGCCGGCAAGGCGCGCGGGCTCGCGACCCTCGGCATCAACACCAAGGACTACGCGACGACGACCGAGCGGCTGGCCGCGGTCGAGAAGGTCGTCGGCGGGGCCGCTGCCGATTTCGCCAAGACCAACGAGGGCGAGCTGCTGATCAGCCAGGTCAAGGTCAACGAGGCGATGGAGACGTTCGGCAAGTCCATCGCGCCGGTACAGGTCAAGGTCATGACCGAACTGGCCGACCGGACGACGGACCTCGCCAACGTCCTCGGCATCCTCCAGGACGGGATGTCGGCCAACAGCGACACGGCGACCGAGCAGGCCACTTCCGTCCTCGACCTCGCCGGTGCGTTCGGAGTGCTGATCCCGGGCCTCGGCCAGATGGCCGACGCCGCCAAGCAGGCGGCGACCGACCAGCAGAACCTCGGAGTTCAGACCGACCACACGGGCAAGAACCTCGACGACTTGGTCACCACCGTCGCCACCGTCTCGAGCACGGCGTCGGACGGCATGGACTCCTTCCACGGCCACGCCAGCGTGGCGCTCGCTGCGGTCAGTACGTCCTCGCTCCAACTCGCCGCCGACTACGACGCGAACCAGCGCCGGATCCGCAAGGCATCGGATGCCACGGTCCACCAGCTCGTGACCGATACCAATGCCATGATCCGGGGCTACTTCGACCCGATCGAGCTGGCCAACAAGCTGGCCGACCAGCGGGCGACGGCATCGTCGGACCTGTTCAGCCTGCTCCACGCCAAGGACAGGAACGCCAGCCGCGTCGCACGCGAGGCGATCGTCCAGGACATCGACGACCAGGCCACCACGCTGGCCGGGCTCGGCGACCAGCACAGGCTGACCCAGAAGCAGGTCGACACCTACGCCAGGGACGTCACGGCGGCCTACAAGGCGATGGGCCTCAAGGTGCCGGCCGACATCCAGAAGATCATCGACCACCTGCACGAGGTCGCCAAGATCAAGGCCGTGCCGACGGTCACAGTCAAGATCTACGGGGCGCAGGCGCTCGACAAGGTCGCCACGCAACTCGGCTACATCGGCAACACCGACCTGTACAAGACGAACCCGTTCCGTGCCGGCGGCGGACCGGTCGCCGCGAACCAGCCGTATATCGTCGGCGAGCAGGGTCCCGAGTGGTTCGTGCCCGGTTCGTCGGGCGCGATCATGCCCAACGGCACGCTGCCCGGGTCGCGCTCGGGCGGCGGCGGGACGGGCCAGACCGTCATCAACGTCTACGGCACGGTCATCGACGGCCCGGCGCTCGACCGCTTCACCAACGAGATCGCGCGCCGGCTGCGCTACTCGCCGGGCGTCTGATGCCGCTCACGGTCACCATCAACGGCACGAGCCAGACGGCCAAGGTCCAGGAGGGCACGCCGTCGCTCAAGTTCAACACCTTCGACGTGACGCTGGTCGACCCGGCCGTCATCCCGGCCAACGGCCAAGCCGTCGTGCTGACGAACCCGACCTGGTCGGGCACCGTGACTTCCCGCACCCGCCGCCCGGGGCCGCGCATCGGCCACGACTTCGTGACCCTGACCGCCACCAACACCGACGTCCAGTCGGCCTCGGCCGGGCCGTGGGGGCTGTCGGACGTGCCGAACGGCACGACCCTGCGCGGGTACAAGGACCTGTCCGTCACGGTCAGCGCCAACCTCGACGCGACCACGACTACGACCGGCACCGCCACGCTGTACGACACCGGGCTCTGGCCGGCCATGACGTTCGCGCTGACCAACGCCGACCTCGGCTACAGCGCGACCTCGTTCAGCGTCACCGGCATGGAGGTGACCTGGGTCAAGGGCGTGCCCTTCTACCACCTGACCTTCGGCGACCCGATCGTGACCATGTCGGCG